AAAGAAGAAAGGATTGGCTTTTCTTTTTCTATAGTTTTTTCACCTGTTGGTTTGGGTGGATATTGTGGAATAGGCGGTCCATGTTTTTCTACATTTTTAGATTTAGTTTTAACATTTGATAATTCTTTGCCAGTCAATTTGCCGCCAGCACCACCAATAACTTTTCCCTGTCCATTAATAAGAACATGCTGTCCTTCTCCTTCACCACCATTTAAGGTAATCCAATGCTCTCCATCATCATTTTTTACAACAAGATAGTCTTTGCTTCTCAATAAAGCACAAACAGTTTGTGTATGTTTAGGATAAACAGTTACAAATTGCCCTGATTTTTTATTGAGAAATCGCATAACAGCACTCCTAAGATACTTTACGAGTTAATTTTTCTTCAGGCATTGTTCCCTGAGGTGGTTCATATTCAGATATTAAATCAGGATCAAGATTTAATGAACTTTCAAATAAATCTTCCATTTCATTAATATTATCCTGTGCCCATTGTATCAATGTTGCCCTGTTTTGTGGATCTATGACTGGTAAAACAGTACGCAATACTTCATTAATAGATTTAATCTTAATGTCTGCAACTTTAACTTTTTCGCTTGGTGGTTCTTCCATGAGAGAAGTCCAATCAGCTTTATATGCATTTTGCCACATATAAAAAGCCTGTTCATAAGTCTTATCCTTATAAATTTCAGGATATTGATTTTGAACTGCTTCGAAAAATTCTCTATTCCATGCACGATGCTGTACGATCTTGTCAAAGAATTTAAACAAGCTATCCATGTCATTTCTAATACCATCTATGAATTGAACTATGGCTTTTGCATCCTCTGTACCTTCTCCAAATCCTTGCGTAAATGCTTCATCTTTGAGCAATAATGCAGGAACATCAGAAGCAGCGGCTATGTTCGCTATGATGTTATTTCTAGCAGTTGTCATAGCAGTATCAGTATTACTGAGATTTAATGCTTCTATGCTTTCATCAATATCAATAGAAAGCACATTACCTGTTGCTCCTTGCTGAAGATATGTTCTCTTAATTCCTGAAGCCATTTGCATCAAATTATTAACAATTGATCCAGCAGGTTTTTGTTTTGAAATTAATAAACCAGCTTTGAAAGTTACCAAATCATCAGTGATCATGGATTGCACAAATGATTTCAAAGGATATAAAGCTCTTAAAAATACTGATCTACCAGTAAAGCCAAACGCTGAGGATTGGAAACTTAAATAAATTGGAGTGTTGTTAAATACAACTACTGATCTACTAGGATGATATGGTTGCCCTGCCGCTGTACTCCAAGCTAATGGTTTTTGAAAATCAGGAGCATTAGGGTTTTGGTTAGTGACAATCGAACCAGCCAAGTTCAAAGGATCGAGTTGATTAAAGTAAATTTCTTGATCAGCAAGTTTCCATAAATCTAATGGATCAGTAGTTGATACATTAGGTGATCCAATTACAATAGCACCAGCACCATAAGCTCTTTTGATAAAGCTCACATCACGAATATGGTTCGTTGCTCCTAGTTTTTCCCATTCTCTCTCAAATGCTTCCACCAACATTTCTTTTGGTTCAGCATCTACTGTAATGATTCTAGGCTTAGATAAAGCCATCATAATTGGCTTTTCTACGAGTTTTCCACCTAAAGGATGATATTCCCATAGGGTTTTACATAATTCATAACTAGCATTATCCCCCGGCTGAATATCGCCTGAAGCAAGAATATTCATTAGATTTCCACCAATGGTTGTAGTAGTTATCGTTATATCTGACATAGTTATCCTTTAATAGCCATATTTATCGCCAACTCCAATAGCAATTCCATAAGTAAAACAATCCAATAGATCATCAGCCCTTTTATGAGCATCTTTGTCACCTATTCTAAATCCAGTTACTTGAGTAATCAAATGATTTCTTGTAGATCCTTTGAAACTTGCTACCTTATCAAATGCATATTGAGATATTTTAAGTTTTTCTTGATGAAAATGTCCTGAAACTGAAATAGCTCTTTCATCCTTTCCTACAGCAGTGAGCTTGGAATCTATGGCATGAGTATTCCATCCTCTTGTTCTTCCCTGTTGAATAAGAATAGATCCAGTTGCAGTATCCTCAATAAACAATCCAACACTGCCATTTCTAGCCTGTGTTTTACCTGCAAAATCATCTAATCGCTGAAAGATAGTAGGAATATAGCTTTCTAATAAAGCTCCATCCACTTGCAATATATCCCAGTCTAAGATAATTAATGGCTGTCCATATAACTTATTGATTGCAAAGTAAATAACACCTGTACCATCATTTTCTTTGCCACCTTTAACTGCTGTATCCATCACAGCATAAACACCATCACATTTAACTGGATAATCCAAAGGCTTACCATCTTGTAGCATTTTGTCCAAGCTAAAAAAAGCAACTCCTGACCAGTCCACAAATTCAGCTAGATATTCTTGTTGAAATACTAAAGGATTATTGCGTTCTCTTTCTTTTTCGAGTTCTTCAGGTGGTACATAAGGGTTTGTACTGGTTGGCTTATGAAATGATGTAAATCCCATATCAGGATCATTACAGATCGAATAAAAGAAGTTTTCAGTATCAACACCATTAGGAGTTGAAAATACCCATGCTGTGCCCCTTGTGGTGAGCATGGTAGGCTTTAATGATCTTTCCCATATCTCTTTCATTTGTGGAGTTTTGGTAAATGATGCTTCATCAATTAGGATTAGATCATACTCTCTACCCCTACCAGCAAGTTCATTATCATTTAATATCCAAAAATCAACCTTGCCACCAAATTTAGATTTGATTGTTCCTTCATTTCTGTTAGCTGATGAAATAATAGGAGTTAGGATTTCTCGTATGTGATCCCATGGTTCTTGTAGCTGTTTGTATTCAGGAGCAAATATCCCCACTGATTTCTTCTTACATATTGCATCAGTAGCTAGGATCTCTAAGAATCTAGTCTTACCCCATCGTCTACCACATCTAACTGCATTAAGTTTAGATCCATTTAGGTATAGATCAGTTTGCCCTGCATGGAATGTTGGAGCATAAATGTCATACTTCATTAGTTTTTACTGGAAGTCCACCATGATATGTAATTTCTACTGATCCAGTATTTTCTACTTCTTGTCTATCTTTCCAGCCAAGAACATTTTTAGCTGTAAATATGGCAAATGGTTGTGAAAATGCTCCAGCCATTGCACCTTCAACGAGTATAGATTCTTGATATTCTTTGGCTTTTTTATATGCGTTAGAAAAGTTTGGATGTTTTAACTCTCCATTAGCTTTTTTTGATGTAGCCCAATCCCAAAGAGTTTCCCTAGTTACTCCAATATTACAAGCAAATCTAGCTAGTGTTGGGAACTTACAAGGAACTAATTCTCTTTTTTGTCCACCACTACGATCTTTAAGAGTTACTTCTTTATAGGGTTCTATGTTAAAGAATTCAATAAGTTGATCGCAATATTCTTCTTTGTAGACAGTTGGTCTACCCATTGGTAATAGATCTTCAGGATTTTTTCGCTTAGTCATAGTTGGGATACTATCACAAATTTACAGGATTTACTCCAAATTGTTCTTCGATAAATTCAAGTAAGGCTTGCTCGTTAATTCCATAGCGAGCTTCAAATTTCCCTTTTTTACCAAGAGAGTGAACACCGGTATTTCCTCGATGATGCTCGAAACATAGGGGGATGACTGGAGCTTGCTTTCTTGGGATGTTTCCATTTCTGATATGGTGAATTTCTGCGGGCACTCCTTCGAATCCAATGAGGTGGCATAAGACACAGCCAAAGTTTGCGAGTTTTCCATAATAGTCTTTTTCTTTTTTCGTTGTCATTTTGTAATGTATAGCATCAATGTTTACACCTTCAAATTCTGTCATGGATCTATTCCATGTTCTACTGCAAAAGCCATAATGTATTCTATGAACTCTGACATTTCTGCCACTGTGAGGTGAGAAGTATGTCGAAATACAATATCTACTCCTTGGTAATCAATAGATGGTAATATTTCAATTGATTCACCTCTTGCTCTCAACCAACCAGCAGTAAGGAGTCTTTTCCATGTATCTATTGCTCTTTTTTTTCCTGCCCATTCTACCTTTAATGATATTTTTTGGATGATGGTATGAAGTAATGCATTTTGTTCTAAGGATCTATTCTTGGGTTTGATTTCAACAATATGTCCTTCAGGAGCTTTTTTGATTGCTTCTATAGCATTAATTCTTACTGCATCATTAGCAAGAATAAAAAATTCTTTCATTTAATCTTATCAGGAAAATAAGTATATTGCCAAATGATCCTTCTTCCCTTGGGATTAGGATTGGCAACTTGTTCTCTTGTTGCGTATTTGAGTTTGATTAAATGACATAAAGCCATGGATATTTCAGTGGCATTTAAATCACAATTTCTAGCAATATCAGTATAAGTAAATGGATCTCGTTGATTTACAAGGAATTCCCTAACTTTTTTGACTGCATTACCTTTGGGTTCAAGTTTAATTTTTGGCATAATTTATAATATATCATAAAAGTTCTAATCCTTGTTGTTGTAATCTTTTGTTTTGCAATAGTTCATATTCTTTATTAAGTTCGCATCCAATCCATTTACGACCTAAATTTTGAGCAACTTGACCAGTTGTTCCACTACCAAAAAATGGATCAAGAACAATATCTCCAACTTTAGTTCCTGCTAAAATCATGGGTTCTACAAGTTCCATAGGATATGTAGCAAAATGAGCACCTTTATATGATGAAGTATTTATACTCCAAACACTTCTTTTATTTGCCATTTCATTAATTGTTACAAATGATTGTTGAGCTAAACTATTATTATTTTCTGTTCTTTTTCCTTCATAACGAATATTGCCCTTATCACTTCTCGAATCAATTCCATAAAATTTTGATGGTTCTTGAATAGCTTTATAATCAAAATAATAATTAGGCTTTTTACTTAAAAGGAAAATATATTCATGGGATTTGGTACATCTATCTTTAACAGATTCGGGCATTGGATTTGGTTTATGCCAAATAATATCTTGTCTTAAATACCATCCAAAATCTTGTAATGCAAACGCTAATCGCCAAGGCATACCTAATAAATTTTTAGGTTTAATTCCTAATTTTTTGCCACTTGTAGGAGATTCAAAAGGTGTGTATTTACTTTGACCAAAAGATTGTTCATGTTGTCCATTACCATTACTTCCAGCATAAGAATCACCGAGATTAACCCATAAAGTTCCATCATCAGCCAATACATCCCATACGCCTGCAAATACTTCTACAAGATTATTAATAAATTGTTGTGGAGTTTCTTCTAATCCTATTTGTAAATCTTTTCGTTCAGCACCACATTTAGGACATACAGTTTTATATATTGCATCACCAACTGTTAAATCTTTATTAGCATGACCTGTGATTGTTTTATCTGAATGTTTACTATCTCGTTTATGAGAACAATTTTCATCACCACCAATCCAAGTTCCTGTCCCATAATCTCTTAATCCATAATATGGTGGACTTGTAACACAAGTTTGAACTTTAATACCTTCTTCTTTCATTTGTCGCAACGAATCACGACAATCACCCCAATAAACCTTATTCATATATTCTCCAAATAATTAATGATTGACTGTTGAAAACTTTCAGTAAATTGTTGGCTTTTCTTATCAAACCATAGTCCCAAAGTACCGTTCCAATCGCCATGACGCTGTTTTGAAATAATTAATGCGGCATCAGGTTCTGAGTTATCAGGTAATAGATTTCTTTCAGTTTCTCGTTCTTTTTTTATATTTCTTGAAATAATCATTACATTATCTACAAGATCAGATATTGAGCCTGATCCCTTTAAATCAAATTTATTAGCTGTTTCAGTTTCATCATTTCCTTTTCTTACATGGTGAACTAAAAAAATATGTATATTCATTTCTTTTGCAACTTCACATAATTGATTCATAAAGTCTTTTTGACCATCATAATCAGTTTCACCTTTGGTGCATTTAGTCAAAGAATCAATGATTACATGAGTTACACCTAACTCAATTGAAGCATATCTGCATAAACTAATGACTTGCCAAGTTTCTAGGCTTCCTACATGATTAAATAAATAAAAATGATCTAATTTCCATTTCATAAACTTATTTATTTGATGTTTATTAGGAATGTTTGAACCAGTTGCCTGTCTAGTCATTCTTGCTAATGTTGATACTGGTGGCATTTCTAATGAAGCCATTAATATTTTTGAACCTTTATTAACAATGTCTAATGCTATTTGTCCAAGAAGTAAAGATTTACCATGACCATTTACACCAGCTAAAACAGTTATTTCTTTTCGCCTAAATCCTATTTTTTGGTCAGCATCAGGAAAAGGCAACTTATCTCCTAAAATTCCATTTTGTCTTGTTTTGAAATATTCTAAAACTTCATTCTCAAAATCTGATTTTTCATTTACACGACTGCGTATTTCTGAATATTCAGCATATTTATTTAAATCAATATCAATTAACATAAAGTTCACTCTCTGAATCAATCGTTAAAAGCGTTTTTGGGGATAAGGTGAGGATATGTCTATACCATAGGAAAAAAAACTCATCTGTAGCAGTTTTGGATTGAATCAGGTGTATTTTTTGGTCTTTAAAGAAACCACAATCGTATGGTTTAGGTCTATTTTGTTCTGTATAAATGCTTGGCATTGAAAAATCTTGATCATTTGGATTAAACCAATAAGGCTTATCACCAACAATCATAAATATTCCATTAAAATTATTTCCTCGATAAAAATGTAAAAATGCTTCTTTTTCTCCAATCATACTGGTCTCCTTAGTGATGCAAAAATATCATCATTTGATGTTTTTACAATTAACTCATCTTCCCATCTCCTATCTCTAATCCATCGTTCAGCGTCTTTACGATATTTAGATTCAGGTATTGCAATAGCTTGAGCTCTTGCTTTTTCAATAATTACCTTTATAAGTTCAGAATCAGGATTTAATTTGTTCCATTCTTTAAAAGCAACACTTTTACCTACAAACTTTGAATATGCTTTCCAAAACAATTCAAAATCATTCGTATATGTATTACTTCTCTTCTCTTCTCTTCTCTTCTGCTGACTTGAGCCTGTCTTAAGACTGTCTTTAGTCTGACTTAAGTCAGTCTTTTTAATTGTTATGTCATTGATTTCATTAGGTGGTATTGGATATTTGCTATTTACAAATCTTAATCTTTGTTTAAATCTTGGTATAAAAATAAACCTTTCATTATTTACAAAATAAAGTCGTATTAAATCTTGATCAACCAGTTCTGTTAGCAAAATTTCCATACGATTCGATTCCATTCCACGACCTGAAAAACATCTTGTTCTTAAGGTAAAATTTTTCCCTGAATAACGAGCTGTATCATCAGCAGATAAAATTAAATGAATGTAAAGAAGTTTTGCTTCATCAGAAACTGACCAATATCGTTCAGAATTGAGAAGTTCATCTCGGATTAATCTGTCAGGCATCAATTAAATTCCATTCAAAAGACAAATTATTTGTATAAATTTTGATAATTCATTTCTATCAAGCCATGTTTTTTGTTCAACTTGGCGAATCCAAAATATTGCTTTTTTGCCATCCTTAAGATCAATTAATGGAATCTCATAGCTATAACCACCATGAGTTAATATTAAAACATCATCATCAATATAAAATTGATTAACATTAAACTCATTTA